CGTCCAGAATTAATGATTTCCGGTGCTACTGCACTACGATATTTCAATCGTGTGGCTACTAATGCAAATCAAGACATGATTGCAAGGGGTGCATTCCAAACAGCATACAAAGAATCTACAAAGATGCAGGCATTTGATTCTGCATTTGGTGACCCAACGGTTCCTTTGCCAGACTGGATTCAAATTATGGATGTAAGTGGGATCACTTCAGGCGTTATTAGACCGTTCCCACCACCGCTAAAGTATGCGGACAATGGTAATACTCTAATGTTTTAGATTGATTCAGGTATCTTAGTAGGGTATGAATGCCAATCACAATTCATACAGTCCTTACGAACCGCTATGATTTGCTCATTTTGGCTAGGAGACACAATTAATCGACCTCTGGCATTAAGATACACTGTTAAACACTTAGACCCACATTCAAAACACTTCATTCTTTCCACCAATCCCTATTGGTCGCAAACCAAGCATCAACATCAGGCATATAATAGGCATACATGTCTTTCCATGATTCTTCATGGGTGTAATCAGGCCAATCTAATTCTATAATTTCTATTTCATCTATTGTAAATTTTCGGCTCATTCTTCTTCCTCCGGACAGTTTTCATCATTCACATAAGAAAACATACATAAAAGATCATTAGAACAATAAGGACAACTCATTCTTCTACCCCCCAAAAAGCACAAACCATTTTGTAATCTTTTTTTGAATACAATGCTTTCCAAATAGATTTCATAGATTCGGTAATCATTCTAACATCAACTCACGAATTAGCATAAGAAGTGATTGCGCCATAGGGTTGTTTTCTGCTCGATGATGCAGCATTCCCCATAATTGATTGGTTGAAATATCCGCTGCTGCAAATGCGTCTTTTCCATCAAGTTTATTTCTAATTGCACTCTGGATAAAACTAGATCTTTTGTTTAATTTAGACAATGCTTCTAATTCTCCTACCATTTTGATAGGTAGAAGGACATTTATTTTCGTTTTTCGGCTCATTGGGTTGTCTCCTTTCAGATTGGGGTACACCCACCCCTATATGAAACCTTGGAGAAAAGGCCCATTGCGGGGTAGAATTGGCCTTTGCGTCAGCCCACCTGTTCAAGATAAGGAATTACATTAGTTTATAGTCTTCATTGTGGGACATCCCATCATGGCGAAAAATACAGGCGACCTAATTTTAAGAGACAGAATGCAATTTGATTTAGATGGAGCAGGAAATAGAACTACACTCTATGGTAGATTTGATCTATCTCAATATACCGACCCAGTTTCCCGCATGGGATTGGCAATCAAAGAAGTATATTTTCAGTTTAGAAATTCTGGCGGAGCAGCCCCTTCCCAACTGAACAACACTGGAGGATTCGACCCAATTGGCTCCGTAGCGGATTCTGAACTAGATACTCGTGCAGCGTGTTTGAAGGTTTATGCAACAACGCGTGCATATGAAAACGCATCTGAGGTGGGAATTGCGAGCAGCGATGTACTTTGTGTTTACGAAAGATATTCATGTGCTAGTCCAGCGGCTTTTGATGCTGGTGTTTTAGATTCTGGTCAATCAATAATTACTGAAAATCTATGGTACGGTCCTCGTGATTTGCATCCTTCCGGTTACACTGTAGTATCTGATTTGCTGATTGGTGTTGCTTCTGACCTTTGGCGCAGTGAAGCCGACCAAACAATTGAATTAGATGTTGTTCTAGTTGCAGAGCCAGTTAAGGTAACTACCGAAAGAATGAACGAAATTCTATCTCAGCAACAGGACTTGTGAGTCTGATGGTGAAAGGAAAAGTTGCTAAGGAAGGGCTAAAGAAACTTGGTAAGACTAAGTTTGCTCGCGGTGCAGGAATTGCTGGTGGTGCTCGTGCAGCAGAAGAAGCAATTTCTAATCCATATGCTCAAGCGGCTTTGGGCGCAGTGGAGGGTGCGGCACTTGGTTCGGCTCTTGGTCCTCTTGGTGCTGCTGGAGGTGCTGTCGCAGGTGGGCTTCTCGGCTTCGTGCTTGCAGATGGTGAGCGAATTGTTCCTGTTGATATGATTGCAATCCCAGCGTATCAATATTCTGCAATGTTACAAGGTAGAGAACCAACTTTCCAAGTCTTCATTAAAGAAGGCGAAATGATTGTTCCAGTTGTAGCCACAGATTACCAAATGGCTGGGCAAGCAATAATGTCGGAATCCGGAAAAGATCCAGGGCCTTTTTCCCCGAAAAAGCGCAAGCTAACTGCATGGAACCGGTATGTTAAGAACAAAAAGAACCATATCAAAATGAAGAACGGCAAACTAAACTTAAAGAAAATGGCCGTTCAATTTAGAAAAGGGAGGAAGAAATAATGCCAATACATGAGTTAAGAGATACAATACAAGGTACTGTTACTTTAGATGAAGAAGGCAATGGTTACTTTACAAGAAGAATTAATCTTCCTGATCACATGAGAAACGAAATCTTAGCAATTGATTGTTACAACGATAATGTAGTCCCGTGGCTAGTTCCTGAAACACTTACAAAGGGTGTTCAAGTTTATTTGTCTCCTTATCCAATCCAAAGAACTGAAGAGTCACTAAACTTCTTTGCTGGTGGCCTTTCAAGAGTAGGGCCAATGGCTGGAGACGATACAGTCCTTTACAAAGAGACTTCAGTTTATACATTGAATGATTTTAACGAACAACCTATGAATAAAGTTTGGACTGAAAAGTTTCCAAATGATGCATTAGGTGCAACACAAACTTCAACATTCTATTCACCTCATCTATACTTAACCGTTTTAATTTGGAATGGATTGGATGCAGAAATAGATTTGAAGTATTCCATTTATGCTAAAATTAAACAAACTAAATGCTCAGGTGTAGAATCATCGATGGGTAAGTATGGTGAATTTTTAGATGCACAGTGCCGCAAATTAACTTCTACTGCTGTAACGATTCCTACTGCGCTAGTTGCAGGTAACACATTCCCAACTTGGAAATTTGGTGGTATTCGTCCAGAATTAATGATTTCCGGTGCTACTGCACTACGATATTTCAATCGTGTGGCTACTAATGCAAATCAAGACATGATTGCAAGGGGTGCATTCCAAACAGCATACAAAGAATCTACAAAG